GGCTGCTAGAGCAGAAATGAAAGCTAACCCTGGCATGGGCAAAATGCCAGGATCGGTTATGTCTGCTTTGATGGGACAAGGTACAAGAATGGCTGGATCTACACCCATGTTGAAAGGCACTAAAGGTATGGCAAAGGGCGGAGCCATGAAGGGCACTAAAGGCATGGCAAGAGGTGGAGCTATGAAGCGCACTAAAGGCATGGCTAAAGGCGGAGGCATGAAGGGTACAAAGTACAAAGCGAAGGGCGGAGGCTTGTACGGAAAATAACTAATTTATTAGGAGTTAAATAAAGTGGCGTATTTAATTTCAAACATCCCACAGTTTAAATGTTGGGTGCGAAAAGAATTTACTGCAAATCATCAAGAATACCATGGCGAGTATCTCCACGCTTTGGCGTTTGCTGTAAACACCATTCCAGATAGATCTGTTTCTTTCCAAGTAGTATTTACTGGTTGCGAAACGGACTTTGAAGATTATCCAGACGAAAACGTACATGGCGGAGCTATGTGGGCAAGGATGCCTATACAGGCTTTAGTCGCAGATATACCTCTTGATAAGTGGCCGACACCTATGGAAGATCATCTGGCTCAACCTTGGGATTGTCTAAGTCACGATCATTCTGTTGTGGTTTTAGACCGAGTTAGCAGTTCTCCTTGGATATGCAAGATAGGCGGAGACTTCTATACTGGCAAGTATATGTTTACTGTTGATTACACTGAAAATAGTATTGCGGATGATCCGGCTCAACATAAGCAATCACATGTGTTATATTTAACTGACGCTGGTGAATATACTGGTAATTTTGTGGCTCTACCTAACAATAGAGTTAGAGCAACAAATCCAGCTTTATGGCGAGTTGGAGAAGGTGCCCCGGACTTCTCTCCTAGCCAATGGGTACATTCAGCAGAGGGACATGAGAGTTATATGGATCCGAATATAACTTTCAATAATTTATATAGTGATGGAGTAGAAGAAGATTAATGGCAACATCAGGCAGTAAAAATTTTGAACTAGACGTCGCAGATTATGTAGAGGAAGCATTTGAGCGTTGTGGCTTAGAAATGCGTACAGGCTATGATCTAAAGTCTGCTAATAGAAGTCTGAATCTAATGTTAGCGGAGTGGGCAAACAGAGGATTAAATCAATGGACTATAACAGAAAAAACTGTAGCCATGGTCAAAGATACTAAAACCTATAATGTTGATAGTACCAATGGCACAGCTCCAATAGATGTCTTAGATGTGTTTATTAGAGAAACAGTAAGTAACGAAACTACAGATATACCTATGACTAGGTTAAGTAGAGCTGAATATGCACACATCACTACTAAGTCAACTACTGGCAAACCCAATCAATTTTTTATCAACAAACAACTTACACCAACAATATCTGTTTGGCCTACGCCTGATAAATCAAGCACCTATACAGTGCACATGAATGTTCTTACAAGGATGGACGATGCAGATGCGGGCGCTAACACCTTAGATTTACCTTTTAGATTTTATCCTTGTCTGGCAGCTGGACTTGCTTATTACATATCCATGAAAAGAGCTCCAGAAAGAACAAATACTTTAAAAGCAATATATGAAGACGAGTTTCAACGAGCCTTATCACAAGACGAGGACAGAGCTTCATACAGAATACAACCAAATCTTAGGAGTTATAACAACGCATAATGGCATTTGCATCAGGTAAATACTCCTACGGGATCTGCGACATAACAGGTTTTAGATACAAACTAAAAGATATGCGTATGACTTGGGATGGTTTATTAGTTGGACCCGATCAATGGGATGCTAAACACCCACAGTTAATGCCTAAACCAAATACCCAGGATCCACAGGCAATAAGAAATGCTAGACCAGATGTAGTAGATGATAATTCTGCTTTCTTGGTTTATACGAATGTTGGTGATGGTAAGCTAGGTGCGGTGCTAAGTACATTTGAGGTTACAGTTGGATTAGGTGAGGTTACAATAACGATATGAGCTTTACACTCGCTACATTAAAAACAGCCGTACAAGATTATCTCCAAGTATCAGAGACTACCTTTACAACGCAACTACCAAGATTTATTCAAGAATCAGAGGATCGAATATTTTCTTTGGTTCAGTTGCCAGATCAAAGAAAAAACGTCCAAGGTAACTTGACCTCTGGCAATAGATTTTTAGCCACACCAACAGATTTTTATGCACCTATGAGCTTGGCTATTATAAGCTCTAGCACTTACGATTATTTAGATTTCAAACATCCTTCATTTATAAAAGAGTTTTCTTCTGGAACTACACAGAGCACTCCAAAATATTACTCTTTATTTGATGAAACATCTTTTGAAGTCTCACCGATTCCCGATTCAAACTATACAGTTGAATTACATTACTTAAATAAACCAGGATCTTTAACCAGTGGTAGTGACAGTGGTACAACAACATTATCTTCGGATTACCCAGATGCGTTGTTGTACGGAGCTTTAGTGGAAGGTGCAGTCTTCCTCAAAGAACCTCCAGAAGTCGTCGCCCTATTTGAAGGTCGATTTAAGGAGGCGATAGCTCGTATGAAAAATATATCAGAAGGTCGTGGCACACGCGACGAGTATAGATACGATTCAGTCCGCTCAAGCGTGACTTAATGGTACTAGAACACTTAGAAGGAAAAACAGTAGCATTAATTGGCCTGGGTGTGTCACAGGTTGATTTTGCTATAGGTCTTGAGAACTCAAGAGAGTGGGACGAGATTTGGTGCATCAACTCAGCTGGCTTAGTATATCCAGCTGACAGAATATTTGCATTAGATCCAGCTAGTCGGTTTTTTGATTCTGACGATGCCGGGAAACAAACAAACGCTATGGCAAAACTTATGTCCACAAGCGACGTGCCTATTTATACTTGTGAATTAGATCCTAGAATAAAAAATCCTGTTTTATATCCAGTAGAGGATGTATGTAACGCTACTCAATGTGCTTATCTTAACAACACAGTAGCTTATGCCATTGCTTATGCTTTATATAATAAGGTTGGCAGAATTGATCTGTTTGGTATAGATTTTTCTTACAAAGAAAACATGCACTTTGCAGAGGCGGGTAGAGCTTGTGTAGAGTTTTGGATTAGTAAATGTATGAGCGCTGATATAATCGTAGGTATAAGTGGCAGATCTACAGTTTTAGATTCAAATGTACCAGCAACAGAGAAGCTATATGGCTTTCACAGATTAGACAAACCTCTGGTAGCGGTACCTCACGAGGGTAAATTTATCATTGGTCCGTTTGATGAAATCAACGATCAGTTAGAGCAATATGGCTTAAAAATAAATGAAGACGTGGTTCCACCAGAACCATATAAAGGATAGTTATGAGTTCAAAAGGTGATTTCGTATTAGGTAATGTAGAGGTTCACGCAACAGAAAACAAAGGTCACGATCCAGAATTTTGGGCAGCACAAGCTACCAAAAAAATTGTAAGCATATCAGCTCATGCCCCGGACCATATCAAACAACAAGCTCTGGCTTTTCAAAATCAAGTTTATACTGTAATCTTATATTCTATAAAGAACGCGATTAAGTCGAAAAACACGACTTACTCGAATTTATTGAGTGAACAAGGCCATGAAGACATGGCTAAAATATTGAGGGAGCTATAATGGCAATATCATCGGCAATATGCACAAGTTTCAAACAAGAGTTGCTTGTTGAAGGACATAATTTAACTAACGGAGCTGACTCGCTTAAATTAGCGTTATATACCAGTTCTGCTACTTTAGGAGCTACTACAACTGCTTTTGTTACAACAGGGCAAGCTACAGGCACTAATTATACGTCAGGTGGCAGTGCGCTAACCAATGTAACTCCTACTACCTCTGGAACTACTGCTATAGTAGATTTTGCAGATCTAACATTTGGCACTGCTACTATTACTGCTCGTGGTTGCTTAATCTATAACACAAGCAACTCTAACAAAGCGGTTTGTGCCATAGATTTTGGTGGAGATAAAACATCTACTGCTGGTGACTTCACAGTTGTATTTCCAGCTGCGACAGCAACAGGCGCCATAATTAGATTGGCTTAGAGCATTTCAAGACATGTTAAAATCTGTATATGCCTCTAACCAAGCTAAATTTTAAACCTGGAATAAACAAGGAAGAAACCGACTACGCTAACGAAGGCGGATGGGTTGACGGCGATAAGATTAGGTTCCGAAAAGGACGTGTAGAAAAAATAGGTGGCTGGGAGAAGTTCTCTCCAAATTCAATTATAGGCTCTGCTAGAGCTTTGCACTCGTGGATTTCTTTAGAAGGACGAAGATATTTAGGTATCGGAACTACAAACAAATATTATATTGAAGAGGGTGGTACCTATAACGATATAACTCCTATTCGTAAAAACACTACCAATGCGGCTACTTTTGCTGCTACTAATGGTTCATCTACAGTAACAGTAACAGATGCCAGT